GGCTTCTCAATCCATCGCCTGTGGCGAGTGGTGGGAAAGGCGCTGGTCCGGCGATCCTCGATACGCCGCAAAAAATCAAAGAACTCAAGCTGCCCAAGGCGAAGAAGGAAAATTATACCGACCTGCTGACGCCTGCGGCTGAGGCCTATGCCAAGGCAATACAGGCAGTCAACGCCGCGCAACTGTCGGCCGACAAATCGACGCTCAAGCTGAGTGCCTCCGAGTCGGCGTTGTACGACCTGATCCAGTCGCCTTTGTGGGAACAATTCCCCGAGGCGTGGAAGGCGGTCGTCATCGCCCAGACAGACGCCGGGACGGCGTCGGAAAAGGTGGCTAATGATTTCAAGCGGCTGCAAGACCTGATCGACTCGACGCCGACCGCCAAGCTCGAAGACATGCGCGGGAAGATGCTGCTTCTGGCCGACGCTTTGGAGAGTGGCAAGATCAACCATAAAATCTATGACGAAGCCGTCGCAAAACTTAACGAGGTCAAGGACGCCGGCAAGGACATGGCGGAACAACTGCGCGACGCAATCGATGGCTGGGGAAAGGACGCAGCGCGTTCCATCGTCGATTTCGCAATGACCGGAAAAACATCGTTTTCCGACATGGCCCGATCGATCATCGCCGACATGGCGCGCATGGTCGTCCAACAAAATATTACCGGTCCGCTGGCCTCCTCAGTCGGCGGATGGGCCAAGGGATTGTTCGAGACGAACGCGCGCGGCGGCGTTTATGCCGACAGCGGATTATCGGACTATTCAAACAGCATCGTATCCAGCCCGACCGTGTTCCCGTTCGCGCGCGGCATCGGCTTGATGGGCGAAGCCGGGCCGGAGGCGATTATCCCGCTCAAACGCACCAAGGACGGAAGCCTCGGTATCGCTGGCGGTGGGGGTGGTGGCGTCGAGGTCAATGTCATCAACAATGCAAACGGAACGCAAGCGACGCAAACGACGCGCCAGGGTGCCGGCGGAAAAACGATTATCGACGTCCTGGTCGAACAGATCAAGGGCGCCATCGCCAGTGACATTTCCAAGGGCGGAACAGTCGCCACGGCGATGGAATCGCAGTATGCGCTGAATCGCGCCGCCGGCGCGTGGAGATGAGATGAGCGCCTGGCCTTCTACCCTGCCACTCCCCAAATTGTCCGGCTATGGCCTGCAGGCCGGCGATCCTACAGTTCGGACCGATATGGAGTCCGGCCCGGCGCGGGTGCGCCGCCGTTTTACAGCGGCCCCCGATAAATTGACGCTGTCATTTGTGCTGAATGTGGCGCAAATGGTCATTTTTCGGGCCTTCTGGATCAGCGATTTTCAGCAGGGCGCGGCGTGGGTGTCCATGCCGATCAAGGACGGCAGTAGTACCGGCCTGGTGTCTAAAGATTGCCGCCCGACCACAGGCTCGTTCAAAGCCGGGTTGCTGAGCCAATCGCAATGGCTGGTCGAGATGGAAGTTGAGGTGCGCAGTGCCTGATTTCACGCTCGCCGAGGCACTCAAAGAGGCTTACGCCAGCGCGCCGGCCACGGAAGTCATTATGCATACGCTGGAGATTCGCCACCCGAGTTTCACCACGCCGATCCGCGTGGTGCGCGACCACAGCGATTTTACAGCGACCCTGGAATCCAGCGCTCCAGCCGACCCGGGCGCAGTGGTCACCTTCGTGGCCATGGCGTTTGATTTTATGCTGCCGGAAATAGCCAAAGCGGGAAGCCCTGAAATCGAGATCAGTCTGGATAACGTCAGCGGCGAGATGATCGGCTACCTCGACGCCGCCGCGCAAACATCATCGGTCATCGAGGTGACCTACCGGCCCTACCTGGCCAGCGACCCGAGCGGCCCGCAGATGGACCCGCCATTGACGCTGGTGGTTCGGACGATCACTGCCGATATCTTCCGGGTTCGCGCCCGCGCCGGATATGCCGATCTGGCCAACCGTAAATTTCCGTCAGAGGTATATGACACGGAGCGCTTCGTGGGACTGTCGGCATGAGATCCCATTGGGCAGCAGAATACATCGGCAAACCGTGGCAGAACGGGGCATCCGGCCAATCTGCCTATGATTGTTTTGGCCTGGTCCGCGCGGTCTATCGCGAGCGCCTCGGGCTCACCATTCCGACCGTCGCCGTCGATGCCCTGGCGCCGTTGGCGGTATGCCGCGCCATGCGCGATTACGATTATTCTCCGTGGCAGCGCGTCGACGCGCCAGAGCGCGAGTTCGACGTCGTCGAGATGTCGCTGGCAAAACGGCCGCACCATGTCGGCGTGTTTGTCGATGGCGGCATACTCACCGCCGTGGAAGGGGCCGGTGTGATATTCCAGAGACTGGCCAGCCTCAAAAATCACGGCTGGAATATCGTCAGTTGCTACCGTCTGCGCAATAACGAGGCGCTGGCATGAAAGCCCTGGTTGTCACCTGTCGCGACCCGTTCCGCCCGGCCAATCACCGCACGGCGTCGGTCGTGCGCCGCCGGCGCAGCTTGCGTAACCTGGCGCCGCGAACAAAATGTCCGGTCATATGCCAAATCAATGGCCGATGGATCAGCCGCGCCGCATGGTCGCGCCGCATTGTAGACGGGGATACCGTCATATTCGTTACGTTGCCGCAAGGCTTCGACGGGGGCGGTTCGAATCCGCTGAAAATGGTCTTGATGATCGCGTTGGCCGTGTTCGCGCCAGAAATCGGCGCCTGGGCGCAGGGCGAGCTCTTTCTGTCTGAATCGTCGCTGTTCGGCGTTTTCAGCAATTCGATGCTGGGCAGCATCATTACCGGATCGGCGACGCTGTTACTCAACGTGCTGATACCGGCGCCAAAATTATCAGCCGCCGCGCAGGCCTCGGCGTCAAACGGACTGTCCGCGCCATCGCCGACCTACAGTCTCAATGCGCAGGGCAACAGTGCGCGCATCGGCCAGCCCATCCCGGTGATTTATGGGCGGCATCAGGTTTTTCCGGATTTTGCCGCGCAACCCTACGTCGATTACGCAGGAAATGAACAGTTCCTCTACCAGCTTTTCTGCATCGGCCAGGGCGAATATGACATCGAGGCCATCCGCATCGAGGACACAGCCATCAGCAGTTTCCCGGAAATCACCTATGAAATCGTGCCGCCGGGCGGAACGGTCACGCTGTTTCCGGTATCCGTCACCACCTCGACCGAGGTGTCCGGGCAAGAAGCGCTGACGTCCACCACGCTCGGACCTTTTACCGCCAACGCTGCCGGGTCGATCTGCAACAAGCTGGCCATCGATGTGGTGATGAGCCGAGGGCTATATTACTCCAATGACTCCGGCGGGCTAAGCGCGGTGAGTGTCTCGTGGACAGTGGAGGCGCGACAGATCGATGACGTCGATGCGCCGATCGGCTCATGGTTTACGCTCGGCAACGAGAGTGTGTCGGCCGCCACCACCACGCCGCAGCGTCAGAGCTACCAGTACGGTGTGGCCGACGGTCGTTATCAGGTGCGTTTGACGCGAATCGACACAAAACAAACGGCCAGCCGCTACGGCCATGAACTCGATTGGTCCGGCCTTCGGGCGTATCTGCCGGGCACACAAACCTACGGCAATGTGACCATGGCGGCGATGCGCTTGCGCGCATCCAACAGCCTGAGCATGCAAGCGTCGCGCAAGATAAATTTTATCGTCACCCGCCGGCTGCAGTCGTGGAATCCGTCGACCGGGTGGAGCGCGACCACCGCGCCGACGCGCTCGATTGCCTGGGCGCTGGCCGACATCGCCCGAGCCGACTACGGCGCAGGGCTCGCCGATGCGCGCATCGATCTGCAGGGGCTATACGCACTCGATGCCGTGTGGACGTCGCGCGGGGATTATCTGGACGGCGTATTCGACACGCAATCGACGATCATGGAGGGGTTGAGCCAGGCCAGCCGCGCCGGGCGCGCCATTCCGTTCATCCAGGGCGGCATCGTCCATTGCGTGCGCGACGCGGCCGAGACGATCCCGGTCGCGATGTTCTCGCAGCGCAATATCGTTAAAAGTTCGCTGAAACTCGATTACATCATGCCGGCCGAGGATACGGCCGATGCGGTCGAGGTCACTTATTTTGACGCGCAGGTGTGGCGTGAGCGCACCGTGCGCGCCACGCTGCCGTCGGGAACCTCCCTGCAGCCGGCCAAGGTCGCTTTATTCGGCGTCACCTCGCGACAGCAGGCGTGGAATGAGGGGATGTATGTGGCGGCGTGCAATCGCTACCGCCGGCGAATGCTGACGTTCACCACCGAGATGGAGGGTTTTATCCCGATGCTCGGGGATCTGATCGCCGTGCAGCACGATATGCCGAAATGGGGACAGTCGGGCGAAATTGTCGCGTGGGTGGCCGGCAGCAAGCTGGCGACGCTCTCCGAGCCGCTCGATTGGTCGGCGGGCGGCTCCCATGTGCTGGCGTTCCGCCGCCGCGACGGGAGCATTGCCGGGCCGTATGCCGCGACGGCCGGCGCCGACGCCTATCACGTCACGCTGACCGGCTGGAACAGCGGCGAGCCGACGCCGGATGTGGACAGCGACCGAGAGCGCAGTCATTGGGCGTTCGGTCCGGCCAACGAGCAATACATCCTGTGCCGCGTGTTGGCGCTGCGCCCGAAATCGACGGAGATGGTCGAGCTCGCCGCGGTCGTCGAATCAGACTATGTGCATACGGCCGACACCGGAACGGCGCCGACGGCCACGGCCTGGCAGTTGCCGAGCAAATTCACCAGCCCGGTTATCTACGGTCTGACCGCCAGCTCGATGCCGGCCGACCCGGACCGCATGGTCATCACCTGGCAGCCAGCCGCCGGTGCCGACCATTACCTCATCGAGCAGAGCAACGGCGACGGTGCCT